CAGGAGATTTAATTTTTCTTGGGCCAGATGGCTTACGTACTATTGCGGGTACAGAACGTATTGGGGATACAGAGCTAGGCACAATAAGTAAAAACGTACAATCTATATTTGATAAAAACATTAAAGATTCAGTAGAATTTGATAGCATAGTTATACCTGACAAAACCCAATATAGAATCTTTTTTAATAAATCAGGACAAGCCGAAAGTCTTTCTAGGGGAGTAACTTGTGTTTTAAAAAAAGATGGCTTTGAGTTTTCTGAATTAAAAGGATTTAAAACTACTTGTACGGATTCTTTTGTAGAGAAAGGCGATGTTATTTGCTTGCATGGAGACATAGATGGATTTATACATAGACAAGAAATAGGAAGTACTTTTGATGGTACAACTATAAGAGGTAGATATAGAGGTCCAGACATGGTGTTTGGAGATTCTGGTATACGTAAGCATCTGCAAAAAGTTATTATTAACTATAGACCCGAAGGAACGGTTGACGCTGATTTAATTGTACGTTATGATAATGAAGATAAAAACTCAGCTAGGCCAGCAGTATATCCTTTTTCTACAGATAATTTAGCCGCATCTTATGGAACGGCAGTCTATAGTACAACCTCTAGTGCTATTCAATTTACTTATGGTTCAGGAAGAGACCCTTTAGATAGAAAGTCTGTAGAAGGGTCAGGTTTTTCTGTAATACTTAAAGTGGAAGATGATGGAACAAGCAATCCATATTCCTTAAAAGGGTTTCAGCTAGAATATCAATTAGGAGCAAGACGTTAAATGGGTGCTACATACACAAGACAATCAACATACGCAGAGGGCGATACCATTACGGCGGCTCACACTAATGATGAATTTGATCAGCTATTAGCTGCGTTTGCCGCAAGCACAGGACACACACATGATGGTACTGCAGGTGAAGGCGGTCCTATTACTAAACTGCTTGGTACTTCTATTACTATAGGTAATGCTACTGCAGGTACAGACATTACAGTAACCTTTGATGGTGAAAGTAATGACGGTGTACTAAAGTGGATGGAGGATGAGGATTACTTTGAGTTTTCTGATGATCTACTTATTGCGTCAACAGAGAAGATTCAGTTTCGTGATACTGGCCTCTATATTAATTCTAGTACTGACGGCCAGCTTGACATTGTAGCAGACACAGAAGTACAAATTGCTGCTACTACTATTGATATAAATGGTGCAGTAGATGTGTCAGGCAATCTTACTGTAGGTGGTAACTTAGATGTTACAGGTACGTTTGACCTTAGTGACTCTAACTTTACTAATGCAGGTGACATTCAACTAGATAGTATATCTGGTGATGGTGATACAAACACAAGTATAACATTTAGTGGCTCAGATGTAATTACAGTTACTACTGGTGGGTCTACTGCTTTTACTGTAAATGCTTCTCAACTAATTACTGCTAGTGCTGGTATTACTTCTACTGCTGCTGCAAATACTTTAGGTGCTACAAGTTTTAATGATGCTAACATTACTAACGTAGGTAGTATTGCCCTTGATACTATTACGAATGATGGTACAGATATTACACTAGATTCTTCTGGTGACATTATACTTGACGCAGATGGTGGTGATGTATTTGTAAAAGATGCAGGAACAACCTATGGCTCACTTACTAATAGCTCTGGTAACTTAGTTATTAAGTCAGGCACAACTACAGCCTTAACATTTAGTGGTGCTAATGCTACACTAGCAGGTGATCTTACCATTGGCGGTGATGACCTTACAATGGCTACTAATACTTCTGGTGCTTTACTTATTGCTGATGGTACAAACTTTAATCCTACTGTAGTAGGTGACTTATCAGAAATTAGTACTGTAGCCAACGATGATGTATTTCTTGCTGTTGATACTTCTGGTGGTGGACTTAAAAAGATTGCACGTAGTGCTATTGTATCTGGACTTGCTGCAGGTACGATGAGTGAACTTGTTGATGATACTTCGCCACAACTAGGTGGAAACCTAGATATGAATGGTGCTGACATTGTTACAACTTCTAATGCAACTCTTGATCTAGCTCCTAATGGAACAGGTACAGTTGTTGTAAGGGGTAACACTAATTCAGGTGCCGTTGTATTTAACTGTGAAAGTAACAGCCACGGCCAAAAGGTATATGGTCAACCACACTCAGCAGGTGTAAATAATACTCTTATGTTACCTGCAGGTGCAGACTCTACTTTGGTATCACTTGTATCTACAGACACACTTACTAATAAAACTTTAACATCTCCTGTAATTAACACAGGTACATTTGGTACATCTATTCTTCCTGTGAGTGCAGATGGTACTACATTAGGTTCAGCATCTAAAGAATTTTCAGATTTATTCTTAGCTGATGGCGCTGTAATATCGTTTGGTAATGATCAAGAAATAACATTAACTCACGTTGCTGATGATGGTCTTATACTTAAACACGTAGGCACTGGTGATGGTAAAGAACCTAGTTTTTCATTTCATGCTGGTGATAATGATATTGCAGCAAATGATGTACTAGGTTCTATTTTCTTTAAAGCCCCAGATGAAGGTGCTGGAACAGATGCTATTTTAGTTGCTGCTGGTATTGAAGCTGTATCTGAGGGCAACTTTAGTGCGTCTAATAATGCAACTAAACTTGTATTTAAAACTGGGGCAAGTGAAGCAGCATCAGAAAAAATGTCATTAAGTTCTGCTGGTTTACTTACTGTTAGTGGAATACTAAAAACTGATGACGCAACAGAAGCTACCAGCACTACAGATGGTTCTTTACAAACAGATGGCGGGTTATCTGTAGTAAAAGATGCTGTGTTTGGTGACGATGTAAAATTATTATCGGATGCATCTGTAATACATTTTGGTGCTGACAGTGAAGTTACTCTTACACATGTTGCTGATACTGGACTAGCACTAAAACATACTGCTACTGCAGATGACAAGCCTATTGTTCTTACCTTGCAAACAGGTGAGACTGACATGGCAGCTAATGATGTTATTGGTAAACTTGCTTTCCAAGCACCAGATGAAGGTACAGGAACAGACGCTATACTTGTAGCTGCTGCTGTACAAGCTGTTGCTGAAGGTGACTTTAGTTCTTCTAATAATGCTACACGTTTAGAGTTTCACACAGGTGCAAGTGAAGCTGCTGCAGTAAAAATGACATTAAACTCTACTGGTTCTGTTAAACCAGTAACATACCAAGAAACTTATGCATCTATTAGTGCTGCAAGTACAGTTGATTGTGATCTATTGACAGCTAATCATTTTGCTGTTACACTGGATCAAAACACTACGTTTACATTTAGTAATCCACCTGCTAGTGGCACTTCATTTGCATTTACTCTTATAGTAACTCAACATAGTACTGCTGTTACATTAACTTGGCCTAATACAGTTGATTGGGCTGGTGGTAGCGCACCTGACGCTGCAGGTAATAATGCAGTACAAGCGTATGGATTTATAACTAGAGATGGTGGAACAACTTACTATGGTTTCTTAGGAGGAACAGCTATTGGCTAGTCACGGTAGTTCATTTCAAAAAATATTTATGGGTGCTTCTGCCGCTGTCGCAGAGGATCTTGACTATCTTGTGGTCGCTGGCGGCGGTGGCGGCGGTGGCGGGTATTATGGCGGTGGCGGTGGTGCTGGTGGTATGCTCACTGGAACGCTAACGGCATTCTCAGGTTCCATAACTGTCACGGTCGGCGGCGGCGGCGCTGGAGGACATCATTATTCTAATTCATCACCATATCAGGGAGGTGATGGAACAAATTCATCACTATCAGGTGGGGCTTCTCTTGAGCCAACAGGTGGTGGCGGTGCTGGCGGATATGCAACTGGGCATCAAGACGGCAGGGACGGTGGTAGTGGTGGCGGCGCAGCTTATGCGGCTAATGCTACTGTTGGTTCTGGGATTTCTGGTCAGGGAAATGACGGCGGTACTAGCAACGGCAGCGCATCTGGAGGTGGTGGCGGCGCGGGTCAGGTGGGGGGTAATGCCTCAGCATCTGTAGGCGGTGATGGCGGTGATGGCTCGCAGTCTTCAATCTCTGGAACCGCGACATATTATGCCGGTGGAGGTGGGGGTTCTGGAACTGGCACACAATCCAGCGGTGGTCAAGGCGGTGGCGGTGCTGGTTCTATTACCAGTCAACGTGACGGAAATTCCGGCACAGCAAATACTGGCGGCGGTGGTGGTGGTATGCGAAGTGGCTCTGGAGAGGTTGGCGGCTCTGGCGGCTCTGGTATTGTTATTTTTAGGTCACTTGCTCAAGCATCTTCAACAACTGGATCACCCACAGCAACTACAGATAGCAGTTATTACATTTATAAATTCACTGGCTCTGGGAGCATAACCTACTGATGTCTGTCTTTGATAATCAAATTGTCTTGCTGGCTGGTTTGCCTCGCACAGGTTCAACGCTTCTGACTAATATATTGGTGCAAAACCCAAACTTTCATGTTGAGGGGAACTCTGGCCTCTGTCAAATAATGTGGGATGCAAAAGTTTCTTGCGAGGTCAGCGCCCTTGAGCAACTTGTCGCGTCTGGCAGAAAAGATAAAATACAGAGCGATGTTATCGGCAATATTGTGTCAAGTTACTACAATGAAGTTAAAGGCAAGACTATAATTGATAAGTGTAGGCCGTGGGTTAGCCAGCCAAACATTGAAATGGCGCGGAGCTATATCTCACACGATGTGAAGGCAATAGTTATGCTGCGCCCCGTTGATGAAATCGTTGCGTCTTATGCTAGGGTGCATTTTGCAAAGGGGGGGAATGAGGGCATTTATGACTGGCTTCTCGCTGATGACAATCATGTTCTTATGAACTCATACCATTCAGTCATGTACGCTATAGAAAGCGGAGCGAAAAATCATTTGTTCCTTACCTATGATGAACTCACAAGTCAGACGCAAAAATTCACGCGCAGACTGTATGATTTTATTGGGCAAGATTATTTTGTGCATAACATTAGAAAGATTGAGCAAGTTATCACGGAGAACGATGAGGATAACAACATGGTTGGGATGCACACAATACGTCCAAAATTATGTCAGGTAAAAAATAAAGTTCAGCTTCCTTCGCGTATAAAAGAAAAATGCGACATTTTAACTGATGCGTTGTTTGGAACTCTTAGTAGCTTTCGGGAGGCGATTTAATGGCGCACTTTGCGGAATTGGACGAAAACAACACCGTCTTGAGAATTGTTGTTGTTAGTAACACTGAGCTAATTGACGATAACGGTGATGAACAGGAGTTGCTGGGAATTTCATTCTGTCAGAATTTGTTTGGCGGGATATGGAAGCAAACAAGCTACACTGGGTCAGCGCAAGGAAGATACGCTGCGGTCGGCGGAGTTTACGATCCCATTTTAGGTGAATTTTTGCCACCTAGTTAATAAGTAGTTTACCGCAATCTGCGAGCAGAAAGGATATACAATGTTCGTCAAAGTCACAAACGGTCAAGTTGATAGATTCCCTTACACAATAGGAGATTTGCGCCGTGAAAATCCTACAACAAGTTTTCCTAAACAGTTGTCTAATGCGATCCTTTCAGAGCATAACATTCATTCTGTGACTATAAGCGAAAGACCAACCTTTAACGGTAGAACTCAGAGGTTGACGCAGAATGAAATTCCGCAAAGCACTGATAGCGGGTGGGTTATTGGCTGGACTATTGTTGATAAAACTTCAGACCAAATTCAGGAATATGATGACAAGATTGCTAAGTCTGTTCGCGACCACCGCAACACGCTGCTGGCTGAAACAGATTACTTTGCGCTTACTGATGTCACGATGGATGCCGCTATGACAACTTATCGTCAGGCGCTGCGCGATATCACGGCGCATGATAACTGGCCTAACTTAGAGTCAGGTGACTGGCCTACGAAGCCTTAATGTAATGGATATTAACTGGACAGTAGTAACAATAGTTGGTGCTTTATTGGCTCAAGGTGCGGCTATTGTTTGGTCAGTGTCAGGCATGGTGTCAGACATTAAGTACAACAAGTCTACCATAGCAGAAGTACGTACAGACAATTCAAGACTAGCCAGTGAAGTACATGAGAATGACATAATGATAGCACGTATTGATGCTAATGTAGAAGCAATCAAGGAAGCATTAAATGTGGTTACGACTAATCACGCACAGAAATAATTAAATGATTGACCCCATCACAGCTTTTGCTGCAGCCAATGCAGCTTTCAAAGGGGTCAAGATGCTAGTAGGTGCTGGTAGAGAGATACAGGATGTATCACAGCAACTAGGTAAGTGGTACGGTGCAGTAGCTGATATTACTAGGGCTGAGTCACAACGTAAGAAACCTACATGGTTAGACAAGCAGACCCACGGTAGCGATAACATTGAACAAGAAGCAATGGACATTGTTGTTCGTAAAAAGACATTGATTGAGAAAGAAAAAGAAATAAAGTTTATGTTAGACTACAGGTTTGGTCTTGGTACATACGATGAAATGTTAGGGATGCGTAGGCAAATACGTAAAGAACGAGAAGAGACTATATATAAAGCTATGGAAACTAAAAGACAAATACAGAATAACTTAGCTATATGTACTCTATCGTTACTAATTATTGGTGTATTAGGTGGGGGCATATATCTGATAGCACTAGGAATTGGTTGAAATGATTAATCTTGTTGTGTTACCCCTTGTATTAGCAGGGCTGTTAAGTAGACCTGAGTTTGTACAATGTCACTTAGCAAAAAGAGTTAAGATACAAAAAGAAATGGTTTGCATTTACCGTGGACCTAATGGTACAATAGGATATCACTACCCTATGTTTAAATTTAGTGAATGCCCTAACACATATATGTGCAGGTACACGCCTAACGCTAAGAAAAAAGTTAGTGTGCAAGACATACTAGACGGACTAAAAGAAGGTTTTGAATAATGGACTTAGAAGCACAAATAGCAGCAATTAATGCAAAATATGCACCCTTACTTGTAAATGCTTACAATCAAGATGAGCCGGGCGAAGCAAGACGCATAGTCAATGCTCAGAAGGCTGCTGAAATAAAAGCTGCTAAAAACGCTGCTGCTGCTGCATCAAGTGACACTACAGGGGGTGGTACTAATGCATACGATGCAGCAACGGGTACTTACAGCCATGCGGGTAAGACAGGTTTAACTCAGGCCGAGTATCAAGCTAGTGTTGCAGCCGCTCAAGCAGCGATGGAGGGCGACCCTTCAGTGTCGCCGGGAGAGCAACCAATCACGCCATCCCCTTTTGATCAATTTCAACCTCCCGAATTTGGTACAGGTGTTTTTGACCCTAATCGGCAGCAAACCAACTTAGATAA